TGGTGGTTTTGGTGGTGTGCCTGGAGCGGCTGGAAGCATTTGGTCAGGTGCTTCAAATATGAATAGTCTTACTGGTGTTGCACCAACATTTGCAAAAGGCACAGACTATGTTCCAGAAGATATGCTTGCTTATTTACATAAAGGAGAAGCTGTTGTTCCAGCAAGTGAGAATGAACAACAACAAGAAATAACAATTGTAAATGTAATTGACCCATCATTTGTTAATGCGAGTATAGCAAGAGAACCTAATACTATTGTTAATATTATTAATGATGATGTTGTTATGGCTGGTTCTACTCGTAAGACTATGAGAAGGTATTTAAGATAATGGCTACATATCCTCAAACACCAAAGCCTGATTATTCTTTTACGGAAGAAAAATATTACGATGTTCTTATTACTAACATACCAGGTAAAGAGTTAAGACGCACTCGTCATACAACAGCAAAGCGTACTTGGAATTTAACTTATCACGCTATTCATGATGGTGATTGCAAGTATCTATGGGATTTCTTCATTGCCCGCAAAGGAAAATTAGAAAGCTTTACATTTGTTCATCCAAGGACAGCGGTGAGTTATACTGCTCGCTTTGATGATGATAGATTAAATCGAAAAGAGATTGGGAATAATCTCTTTGATGTTACGATAAAATTAATAGAGGTCTTATAGTGGCAACTTTCGACATTTCACCAAGTTATATCTACGAAGAAGAGGTAAGTCACCGTACTCAAGTTATAGATATGGAAGACGGTGGAGAAATTCGTAACTCATATGGGACTTCACGTAGGATTTTTACGTTTAATTATGATAGAGTTACCGAAGCAATTAAAGATTCTCTTGTTACATTTTTTACATCAAGAATAGGTCGTTATGAAACATTTAATTGGCTTAACCCAAATGATAGTGTAACATATACTGTCAGATTCGTAAATGAAACTCTTGAAATAGAAGAAATTGTTGATGAAGTGTGGAATGTAAAATTAAAATTACTTGAGGTGATTTGAAATGCCAAAAGATTTATCAGCTAATATAACCACAGAAATTACAACAGAAGAACACAGACCAATAGAGCTTTACATTGCCACTTTAGATGATTATGTTTCTTATGCACAAAGCACACCCTTTCTTCGCAAGTGGGGTTCAAGTGGTTCAGGAGACGGGGAGTTTAATGAACCTCGTGGAATCACTATCCATAATAATGAGGTTTATGTTTGTGATAGAAGTAACCACCGCATTCAGATATTTGATACCGTTGGAACTTACAAGAGACAATGGGCGATGGAGACGTATTATGTTAACAAAATTGCTATTTATAACAATGAAGCCTATGTGGTTTATCGGAGTATCGCTGGTGTCTATGTTTATGATTTAAACGGAAATTTACAGAGGTCGTGGGGAGGAACAAACTCTTTTCTTAATGGAATTACAGTTTATAATGACGAGGTTTACTTATCGGACACTAATGCTTATTCTGTTAAAGTTTTCGATTTAAACGGAAATTTACAGAGGTCGTGGGGAGATACTTATGGGGGTATATTTACAACTCCCCGTGGAATTACAGTTTATAATGACGAGGTTTATGTGGTGGATTCAGGCGATTTCTCTGTTAAAGTTTTCAATACTATTGGAACCCTACAAAGAGAGTGGGGTTCATATGGTTCAGGAGACGGGGAGTTTGGTTCTCTGGAGGAGGCTAAGATTTATAATGATGAAGTATATGTGTCTGATACAGGGAATAATCGTATTCAAGTTTTTGATTTGCAAGGAAACTTTCTTCGCAAGTGGGGTTCAAGTGGTTCAGGAGACGGGGAGTTTAATGAACCTCGTGGAATCACTATCCATAATAATGAGGTTTATGTGGTGGAGGAAGACGGTAATCGAGTGCAGGTATTTGAAATTATGTCCTATTATACACCAACCTATCATGACCAAATTTTATATCTTACAGACCACGACCAAGATATAGACTTTTATAATTTGGACGGAAATCCGCAGACATACACAGCCGCAGCCATTTCAAGAGGACAAGTTAAGACAAATATTGACAACCACATAGATTCAGTTACAGTACATCTTGATAATATTAATAGAGCTATGACTGATTATATAGCAACTTATAAATTCCGCGGTCGCAGAATGGTTGTTTGGCGTGTTTATGAAGATTATCTTACTGATTCTGATGATTATATTACAATATTTGATGGCGTAATGGATAAACCTGCTATCACAGAAGGTTCAATGGAAATTGTTGTTAAGTCCCGATTAGGGACTCTTGTAAAAAAAGTTCCAAGAAGAATATATCAAGTGCATTGCAATTGGGAGTTTGGTGGTACGGAATGCACCATCAATAAGTTCATAATAGAAACAATGATTGTAAATGCCACAGTAACGGCAGGTTCAGCGACCAATGTCATCGTAATTGCAGGAGCATCATACGAAAGCCTCGCTGTTGACTACTATAAATTTGGGTCCGTTATATTTACAGCAGGAGACAACAACAAAGAAACTCGTTCAATAACATATTCAAAAGGCAGTCTTGCGAATTATGGCGTTCAAGGAGTAGAACTTGGCTTAGCTTATTCTCTCGATTATGACCCAGCAGGTGATACAGCTACAATACAACAGGGTTGCGACAAAACTCCAACAACCTGTGAAAACAAATATAATAACTTAGTAAACTATGGTGGTTTTACGACTGTACCCCAGCTTATGATAAGAAGATAAAGCGTTGTAAATAAAGGAGTTATGAATTATGTCAAAATGGTCGAATAAGTATATAGGGCTCAAGTATAAATTCGGAAGCCACAATTTAGACGAAGGAACAGATTGTTTGCGTCTTGTTGAAGAAATTTTTAAGCGTGAGAAAAATTATCACATTGAAGAAGATGGTGAGCCCGTCACAGAAGAATGGTATATTAAAAATCCAGAGCGATTAATACGTCAAGCTGTAGAACGTGGTGAGGTTATTAATGATGTATCACAATTAAAAGAGTTCGACATTGTTTTCTTCAAGACAAAAAATTCAGTTCGTCATATGGGCGTTATGATTGACAATTATGGTCGTTTTCTTCATCAGCTATCGCAAAGGAAAAGTAGAGCGGATGATTTAAACGCAAGACATTGGAATAAGCGGTTTTTTTGCGCCGTAAGAATTGATTGGAAAAAATAGAAAAATATACCTATGTCATTAGATATAAAATTAAACCAAGAAATACAAAATAAATATAAACAAGAAATACTTGATGCTTTTGATAAAGGACAGATAGGCGGTGATGCAGGTGCGATTATCGGTGGCGTCATTGGTGCAATTATTGGCTTTGTCATCGGTGGAATTCAAGGTGCACTAGCTGGTTTTACGCTTGGCTATGCTATCGGTGGTCTTTTTTCATCTACAGACTCAGAAGATATAGCAGGAAATACTGCTGGGCTTGGCACTCCACAAAGTCCACGTTATGGATTTGGAGCATTAAGCAATACTTTCACTAATGAAATTCCTGTTCCTGTGCTGTATGGGCAGTTAAAATTAGCAGGAAATTGCATTTATCAGTCAGACCCAAGTGAAATTATCTATCGTTGTATTGGTCTTTCGGAAGGTGAAATTCAACAAGTTACAGATGTTAAAGCGAATGATAAGGTTCTAAATACTCTAACTGGTTGCTCATACACAGCATATCTGGGAACTTCAACGCAAACCGTTGATTCACGCTTTTCATCAGAGGTTGATGGGCTTCGTCACCTTGCTTACTTAGCGATAACATTACAAACATCAGACCAATTAAAAGGTGGCAATCCAACAATAACTTGTGAAGCTCAAGGAGTGAAAGTTAATACTTGGAATGGTTCTTCGTGGACTGCAACAAAAACTTTCAGTCGTAATCCAGTAGCATGTCTTAGAGATTTTCTTACAAACTCAAGATATGGTGGTGGTGTTTCAGAAGCGGCGATAGATGCGGCATCTTGGGGTAGTGTCTATGATTATTGTGCATCACAAACATCTACAATAGGAGGAGGCACAACAGAAGTAAGAGCTTATCTTGATTACCTCATTGATGGAAGAAGGCCGCTACTAGACACCATTAGTAATATTTTAGCAACCTTTAATGGTTTTTTAGTTTTTTCTGGTAATAAAATTAAACTTAGGATAGAGAAGAATGAAGCCGTTTCGCAAGCCTTTGATATGTCCAACATCATCAAAGAAAGTTTTACTTATTCAGAAGTAAGCAAAGATGCTTTAGCTAACAGGGTGAAGGTTCAATATATAGACCCAGATTATAATTATACTAAAATTTTCGCACAGGCAGACGACCCTTTAGACCAGGAACACAGGCGCAGATTAGGTCTCGGAGAAGACATTGTAGTGCAAGAAATTTCTCTGATGGGTATAACCCGATATTCGCAAGCGGCAAGACAAGCTAAGATTTTTTTACACCTTGCTCACGCTTGCAGTATATATTGTACTTTTGGTGTGAGTGCGGATGCTTTAGCAACAGAAGTAGGTGATGTTATTTCTGTCACTCATGATGTTTCTAAATGGTCAGCGAAAAAATTTAGAATACTTGCAATAGAAGCAACAAAAGATGATAAATTAAAACTATATTGCAGAGAATATAATGATTCTATATATACTGGTTATTCAAGCGGTTATATAACTCCTGATTATAATGATGTTGTTGATGAAAGCACGCCACCTAATCCACCGGGAAATTTCACAGTTACCCAAAATTTGAGTGCTATCCAGTTTGCTTGGGACACTCCATCTGATATATTTGGTGTTGCAGTCGCAAGTTTTGAAATAAGACAAGGCGCTGAGTGGAGTACAGCAACATTAATAGCAAAGAACATAGGAAGCACCACAACAAGTTATACATCAACAAATGAGTATATAGGAACAACTGCTTATCTTATAAAATCTTATTCTGCATATGGCGTATATTCTGACAGCCCATCAAAAGACTGCATAGCAACAACCATACCAATACCTTATAACCCTAAATGATGAATTTACTCGTTTAACGGGGTCGCTATCATCAGGCTTGCGTTATGAATGGACGACTGATTACAATGCTGATTATTTCAGAAGAGCGGTTATAATAGACGCTTTGGCTTCTGTTGGAAAATGGGACAATGTAAGTGTTGTGTGGGATAATACTGCTAGGGTTTGGGATGAAGGACCTTTTGAAACAAGTGAACAAATATATACTTGTGAAGAAAATGATTTAGGTAAAAATTCAACTGCTGATATGGAAATTGATTACACCATCAAAGATAGTCTTAGTAATGGTGTTGCGTTGATTGAGTGGCGATATAAGTTAGATGGTGGCGCTTATGGAAGCTATGAAACGTTTAATCCTAATA